TTCATTATCGAATCTTAATGACACATCTATGCGTAAAGCTAAGTCTGGTGAGTGGTGGGTACACGAAGCACAACGCGCACTAGCTAATAACAGTGTGTCGTACAAAGAAAAACCTTCTATGGAAGTATTCTTCTCTGAGTGGCATTCCTTATACGAAAGTAAGTCTGGTGAGCGTGGCATATTTAATCGCCAAGCTGCCAAGAAACAAGTATCTAAAAATGGTAGGCGCAGTAACTTCTACGATGAAGAAGAGACTAAGCAAGTACAATGGGGAACCAATCCATGTTCTGAAATTATACTTCGTCCTTACCAATTCTGTAATCTGTCTGAAGTTGTAGTACGGGCTACTGACTCTACGGAAACTCTTTTACGTAAGGTACGTAATGCAACTGTGTTAGGTACGTTACAGTCTTGCCTGACTAACTTTAAGTATCTTCGTTCCATATGGAAAAAGAATACAGAAGATGAAAGACTACTAGGCGTTAGTTTGACAGGAATTATGGATCATCCCATTTTGAATGGTTCTAAAGGACTAGACGAATGTGGCAGACTACTAATTAAATTAAGAAATGAAGCTGTCAAAACCAATGCTAAACTTTCTAATGAATTAGGCATCAATCAATCAGCAGCTATTACGTGTGTTAAACCTAGCGGTACTGTGTCACAATTAGTTGACAGTGCTAGTGGTATTCACGCTCGCCATAACCCACACTACATTCGTACTGTACGTGCTGACAATAAAGATCCTATGACGCAGTTTATGATTGATTCAGGTATACCAGCAGAGCCAGACTTTATGAAGCCTGAAAGCACAACAGTATTTTCGTTTCCAATGAAGTCACCAGACAATGCTGTATGCCGCAATGATATGACTGCACTAGAACATTTACAGCTATGGCTTACATATCAGAATCATTGGTGTGAACACAAGCCAAGCATTACTGTTAGTGTACGTGAAGAAGAATGGCTAAAGGTAGGAGATTGGGTATATGAAAACTTTGACAGCATTTCGGGTATTAGTTTCTTACCTCACGTTGAGCATTCTTATAAGCAAGCTCCGTATCAAGATTGCTCTAAAGAAGAGTACAATACGCTTATTGCAAAGATGCCAAAAGCTATTGACTGGACTAAACTACGTGAGTATGAAAGGGAAGACAATACTACAGGTTCGCAAGAACTCGCGTGTACCGCAGGCGTCTGCGAAGTCGTTGACATCGCCAGTCGCTAAAGCAACCGGAACTCTAAAGGACGTACCTTGAAGCAAGTTGAATTAACATCTAAGCTTATCAATAAAGCCAAAGCAAAAGCAAAGGAACTTGGTAAGCTTAGAAATTCAATAACAAATGGCAAAGGCAACCTCGTAGGCTTTATTGGCGAAGAGGTTGCGCTGTCTTGTTTAGGTGGAGAATTAGCTAATACCTATGACTACGATCTTGTATTAAAAGATGGAACAAAGGTAGACGTAAAAACAAAAAGCACAACCGTCGCACCTCTACCATACTACGATTGCAGTGTGGCTGCTTATAATACTAAGCAAAAATGTGACGCTTATGCTTTTGTTAGAGTAAAAAAAGATTTGACTAAAGCTTGGTATTTAGGTATACTACCAAAAAATATATATTTTGAAACAGCCGAAAGATTTGATAAAGGTGACATAGACCCCGCAAACGGCTTTGTAATAAAAGCTGATTGTTATAATGTAAAGATTTCGGAGTTACAGGACTCTATATGAATAGATATAAAAGACAACCAAAACTAAAAAATGATCCGCCGCTATCCATACAATACAGTAAAGGATATGCGGCTTTCTTTACTGATAGACAATGGTTAAGAGAGGTTGGCGATGCAACCGTTATTATAACGGCCTGCCCGTTTAAAGATCACACAATGCAGGCTCGTGAATGGCAAAGGGGCTACAATACAGCTTACTTTGACAATCTGGAGAAACTGCATGACACTGCAAGACGAGGTTAGAAAGTTTATGGAAGAAAAAGGTGCGGCTATGACCTTTGAGGAATACCAAAGGTTCTGCAAGACTACAGCCATTTATCCTGACACTACTAAGCTAATGTATCCAGCATTAGGTCTTACAGGTGAAGCTGGTGAGGTAGCCAACAAGATTAAGAAATTAGTCAGAGATGGAGTACCTAAAGAACGTAAGGACTTAGATGCCGCTAAAGAACAGATAGCAGCAGAACTTGGCGACGTGCTGTGGTACTGTGCAGCACTCGCTAGTGACCTAGATGTTTCACTAGGCCGCGTAGCTAAGACCAATATGGACAAGCTTACATCACGTAAAGAACGTGGTAAGATTGGTGGGTCTGGAGATAACCGTTAAGGTTATTTCTCTAGTGCTTGATTTACTTCTATATCGCCCTCTTGACTTAAATATTCACTATAGTCAGAAGCGAGCTTATAAGTTTTTTGTTCAGCAATAGTTGGGCCACGTAGATATAGATATTCAAACCCAGATAGTTTTTGGCCGCTGTCATATTTCTTTTTGGCTTTTAAATGTCTTTTTTCAAACTCTTGTTCCACCAGCCCTACTGTGTCTTTATTAGAATCTTTTAACCACTGTACTTTAGCATAATCGTTTACTATAGAGTAATTTGCATAGTAGACTAGATCATACATGGCGTTTGCTTTATCTTGGTAGCTTGCATTGTCTGGAAGATTATTAAGTCTATCTTGCGCGTCACGGGTTTTTTTAGGTATATCTGAGTTTATGTAATATTCGGCATCTTCACGAGCTTTATCTCTAAAACGCTCTACAGCCTTTTTAAACATCACACGTTTACCATTTCTATCTTTAGATTTAAATGACTCCTTTTCAATTAAATCACTTAGCCCCTCATAAGCCCTTTGTGTGAAGTAGTATCTTTCTTGATTGTATATTCTAGCGGATTTTCTTGTTTGTGGTAAAATATCCCTATCCGTAAATCCTAAATATTTAGCAGTGCGTTCAAGACGACTTGTCTTTGGGCTAAAGTTAAAACCTAAGAAACGTGCTAGAGGCATATTTCTATACTTTGTATTATCAAAGTTCAGAAGAAAGTTCTTTGCCTCAGATTTATTTTCAATCAATTTATACCCAAGTACTGTTTGATCCCTTAGATCAAATCCAAAAGCTTCTGTAGGTAGCCCCGTAGCCATTTTTTGGATTACACGTTCGCCAAAGTCTCCATCTTCATACGCAGTTGTTACGTCGCGCATTGTAGGCTCTAAATCTACAGCATCACCTATGTCTTTAAACTGTCTTAATGGTGTAAAGAATGAACCAAGAATATCACCTACAAATTCAGCAGCCGAATCTTTACCTGAAAGCTTTGCAACACTATCTTCTGGCGTATTTCCACTTTTAAGTACGAACTCTACAGCAGCACCTAGTAATGAACTACTTTGCTGTGCTTGTCTTAAAGGAATACCCGACAGAACTTCAAGCGCCCTTTTAACCTGTAGCGCATCGTAGTTTTCAAGTCCTACAGACATTCTTCCTAGATATGTAAGAGCTAAAAATCCGCCTAAAGGATATTCAGCATCTTGCGTCATACCTTCTACTTCACTCCATGGTGTTCCTTCTTCCCTAGAAGCTAACACTTGATTTGAAGCATATATAGCTGCACCACCTACAACGCTTTTACCCCATGCCTGTCGTTGTTCGTCACTTGTTAATACTTCTGATACTCCCTTTCCAATGCTATCTATCTCTTTTCTATGAAGATTGTGTACACCTTTTACTAAAGCGTTTTGAGGTGTATAAGAATACATTGTAGCTAAAGCATTTACCATAAATCTAGAAAAAGGAGTTATAGCAGCAGAACTTATGGGCTTTGTGCTTTCCATAATTCTAATAAAGTCCCTGCCAACACCATGTTTAGGTGTGTAAGACAATGTTTCTTTTAGCGCATCATCAACAGCACCTTGTATCATTTTAGTAGGAAGTGTATTACCCGCTTCAACGTACTGAAGTACATTTTTAAACTGTCCACCCATAAATTCAGTGCCGTGTGTGCTTTTATGCTCACGCATAAGTTGTTTAAATCTTTTGTCTAATGACTGAAGATAAAAACCTCTTCTAAAGAATGAATCAGCAGACATATTTAACTGGTTAAGAAACTCCATATATCCTTTGAATGCTCTACCTGCTTTTGTGCCTGCTTCCGCTTGAATGTCTGCTTGATACCGCAAAAGCATCTGCATACTACGTGGATTATTAGCAAGTGAAGCTTCCATTACAGCCCTACCTTTTGCACTCCTCCACGCACTAGTAACATGGTCAAGGGTTGAAAGTGAGTCTACAAGAATATTACGTAGCCCATTAAATGATCCAGTCACACTTATGTTGCCTTGTTTAGCACTAGTAACACCGTGCGCGGCATGATATATAACAGAGTCTACAAACTCTACGCCAGTTTTAGCTCCAATTATGTATCCTGCTGTTCTAACATTTCGAGCCGTTGTTATAAGTTGAGATGTCATACTTGCAATACGTGTGTTTTCTAAAAGACGTAATACACCTATACCTAAACCCATCTTATTAGAAACAAGATCCGGTCTACCATAGCGGCTTTCAATAATCTTTTTCATTACAGGGTCTGTTTCTAAAAGAGGACCAACACTCGTAGTCAACTTTCTAGCTGCATTGGACATAGCTACAAGAGTTTGTCCAGCCGCACTAGATTTACCTTTAGTAACGTCACCTACTGTACCTTTTGCAAAACGACCATTTATAGAAATAAGACCGTCCGTATATGCATTCATAAAGCTAAAAAATTCTTTTTCCGTTACTCCAGTTTCTTTCATAGATTTTTCAAGAGCTTCAAGAAATATTTCTGACTCTGCGTCAGTTAGATTGTTTTTGTCGAATGCTCTTGCAGCACGACTGCCTTTTTGTGACCCTAGTAAAATACTGTCTATTGCGTCAAAACCATCTGACACAACTTCTGTTATGCTCGTAATACCTTTTCTTTTAGGTTTATATCCTGAAAATGTATCGACAACAGATTGACCCATAATATCTAACATATCCCTGCTATTTAAATCTTTTTGTATAGCGACAGAAAATTCAGACATCTTTTGAAATATTTTAGGGTCTCTTATAGCTCTATACGCAGCAGCTAAATCTTTGTCCGAAACATTATCTGCAAACATAAATGAATCCGATAAAGTATCTAAAAGTTTTTTTGGTGACTTAGGCGTTTCTAAACCTGCATCAAGTGTTTCAGCTAACTCTAATATATGTGAGGGGTTTCTTCCAGTTTCAAGATTGTTAGCTACAGAGTCTACAAGAGCTTTTTCTGTAGCTGCTTTTGCTGCATCAGCATTATTAGCAAAACGTGCTAACTGATTATTTACGCGAGATCTATAATTTTTGGCCAATGCCCTACCAGACTGGCCTTCAAATATACCACCAACCGCACCTCCAGCCGCTGTTATACCCATTCTAAGATTACTTAATTTTATATCTTTTGGATCTACATTAGGATCAAATTGTCGTGTGGCTGGGTCTACATGCCCTAATCTTTCCGAGGCTTGTAATGCAACATCACCAACAGTTGAAGTTATGCCACTACCTATAGAACCAGACAAAACACTTTTGTTTATAAGATACCTTCTAATACCGCTTACAATACCTTGTCTAGCGGCAGTTGCTCCTACAGCAGCACCGCCGCCTGCCGCAATAAAACCTAGCCCTGTACCAACTATTGTTGTTGGCGAATAAGCACCATAATAAAGCGCATCACCTACTGTTCTAGTAGCTTCTACAAAAGTTTGATCTCCTATTTCTGGTGCTTTTTCTTCTATCTTAGAGAACACACTTCCAAAGGCTAATCTGCCTTTTTCATCCGTATTGTTCATATGATCTAATAATAATACAGACTCTATTTCGTTGCCTGTGTATGCCCTATATCTATTGGACATATATCTATTTAAATACTCTATATCTGTTTCGTCGTCTGCTTGAACACCCTCTTCACCAGCAAGATCTTCATAGTGATACCGTAAATCACTCATAAACTCTACGTCACTTGCTAGTGCCTTAGTACCTTCACTAGCGTTAATTTCAACAGAAGCACTACGTTTTTCTTCCAATTCTTTAAACATACGTTCTGTGTCGTCTGTACGTAAGAACCTAGATATTTTTTTATCTGTGTCCGTTTTTGGTTCTTCAAGCTCTACTGGTTTTACAATAGGAGCGTCTACACTTTCCATTGTAGCAGCTTCTTCCTGTTGTTCCATAAGTTCAGTAGGTCTTGTAGGCGGCAAGGGTGGAACAAGGTTTTCTTCTTCGGTTTTTTCAGTTAATGTCATTCCCATCCTACGCATAAACGCACGGGCCTGTTCGTCTGTAAAATCAACCATTAGAGTTTTTATCCCTTAATCAAATAATCTTTTAATTTCGTCTGAGTACAACTTGTCTTTTTGTGCGCCTACAGTTGGAGGGAAAAAGAAAGCTTCTCTCAGGGTTTCATAAAAATCGTTTCTAGTTTGAGGAAGTACTCTGTTACCATAAATTATTCCTACATTGTCCTGTAAATCTTTAGGTAATGCCAAATATTCGTCCATCTTACGTCTGTCTTTTTCACCCATCTGATATAATACGTGTGCGTTTTTAATTCTTGATACATATTCATCTAAAGACGCCGCACCCATTCGGTGTTTGTCGTATTCTTCCATTTTAGCTATGGCTTTTTGATCGAAACCAAATTGCTGTGCTGCTGTATAAAAATTGTCTCTAGCTTTTATAGTACTGGGATTTGTTTGATCTTGTGTACTTAAAAATTTCCATGCTCTGTAAATAGACTCATCCGTACCTAATTTATCAACGTCGCTGTTTCTTACTAT